CATTTGGGCGAACCTCCTTCAATGGAAGAGAGTTCAATGGAAACTGCCGAAGAAAATGAAGAAGGGGATACCCTTAGGGAATTGGCCAAATGGGGCCATGAACTGGGAATCTTTGATTATGATGAAGCTTCATTTGAATCCTCGGAAGATTATTTTAAGGAAAAGTTCTTTGAAAAAGTGAGACAAGAGGCAATGAGCAGTGTGCCCGACGAATTCAAAGGTATCATGGATGCCTATATGAAAGGGGTACCACTGGCAGAACTTCTAAATTCAAAGGCCCGTGAGGAATCCTTTGCTTCCCTTTCTGAAGATGTGTTATCTGAAGATGACAGATTGCAGGAAGACCTTGTAAAACAATGGCTTTCGCTCCAAGATTATGAAGCGGATGAAATTGAAGAAAAGGTTGAATCCTATAAAGAAGGGTTGTTACTTGAGAAAGAAGCCAAAACGGCTTTGAAGAAACTCAAGAAATACGAGTCGGCGTACCAGGAAAGACTGGCTGAACAAGCTGAAGCACAACGTCAAAACCAGATACGCCAATATCAAAATATCATGGATGACCTTAAGAATACCATCCAGACAACTGATACCTTTATCCCAGGAGTATCCATGGGAAACAATGAAAAGGAAAGGTTGTATGCAGCCCTGACCAAACGTGACAGGGAAGGTCGTACGGAACTTGAGAAAAAAATGGCTACTAAGGAAATGCAACTTGCTGTAGCACAATTCGTAATGCAACTGGAAGGAAAGGTAGATGCTGTAGAACGCAAAGCCTTGACAAAGGTTACAAAACAGACAAAAGAAGTAATTAACTCCAACCCTTCGAGTAAAAACAAGTCGTCAGTGGACTTGTCGGTTATCCGCCAGGCGTTGAAAAAATCAAAACAACAATACAAATTTTAACCTTATCAATAACAAATGAGCGCAACACAAAAATTAAACAATGTTCAGGTCAGTTATGCCAAATCATGGGCAGGACTGACTACTGACAATCACTTGTACGCCATCTATCAGAATGACGTACAGTTGGCTTCTGATATTGTGACAGAAGTATTTAACCGCATGGGTTACATCGGCCTTGACAGCTTCCTTTCAAAGTATCCTACCAAAACCTTCGATCATGATGGTGAATATGAGTGGATGTTGAAAGGTGATAGCCGTCGTGCAATCACTATCGTGTCTTACAATGCAGTAGACATGGCCCGTCCAGGTGTAGCTAAGACTACTTATGAATTGACATTGACTGAAAAATACTTTGTCGCTTCTGACTTTGTATCTTTTGATGATGTTGACCATGGTGTACGCATCGAAGATGATGGACGTGCCGATGGTACCAACTGGGTTTACACTGTACGCCACATGCGTGCTGATGGTAACTACTTCACACCTAACGAACTTCTTCGTCCAGGCCGTAAGGTATCTAAGCTTTACAACGTGGTTACAAACACCTTGAATGACCAATATGGTGAGACTCAGTTCTCTTCAATGTTCAAGATGCGTAACCAATTCTCCACATTGTCTAAGAAATACGTTGTTCCTGGTAACATGCAGGACCGTCCCTTGTTGATCAAGATGACTGGTTCCGATGGTAAGGCTGCAACAGTATGGACCAAGTGGCAGGAAATGGAATTCAATTTCCAATGGCAGAAAGAGAAAGCCAACCAATTGATGTATTCTACTTTGAACCAGAACATTGACGGTACTTTCACACAGAAAGCTCCTAACGGTTTTGTGATCAAGCAGGGTGCAGGATTGCGCGAGCAGATCTCTCCTACCTACAAATTCTATTACAATACTTTGACTTTGGATTATTTGTTGGAAGTTATGACCAACTTGTCCATCAACATCCTTCCTGAAGATCAACGTGAATTCTTGATCCTTACAGGTGAGCGTGGAATGATCAAGTTCCACCAGTTGATCGAAGATAAGATCGGTGTATTGATTCCTTTCGGAGACGTTGAGCGTATCAAAGGATCAGGCCAGAACAAAGGACTGGGCGGACAATACAAGCAGTTCATGGGGCCACAGGGCATCAAGATCACAATAGCCCACATGCCACAATACGATGATCCAGTATTGAACCGTATGGAACACCCTGATGGTGGTTACACTGAGAACTATCGTATGACCATCTTCAACATCGGTACTACCAATGGTGAGCCTAACATCCAGAAAGTTGCTCCTAAAGGACGTTCCGAAGTTAAATGGTACGTACCTGGTTCAACAACTCCATTCGGTCCACAGAACGGTGGTATGGGTGCATCTCCTGTTGATGGTTACGAAATGTACTGTCAGACTACCCAGGGTATCATGCTCCGCAACCCGCTTGCTGCAGCTGAACTTATCCCAGATATCAGTTACTAATTTTAAATCCTAAGACTTAGAGGCGTATGAAAAGTGTAGAAGAAAAAGTTAAGAAGGAAGAATCAACAATGAAGGAAAACATCCTTTCAACAATACGGGGAAAATGGTCCGTGAAGCCTTGTCGCAAGACCTGGCTTCACGCCATCAACCCCAATCATGATGGAGCTGACATCTTCAGTGGTGCTCAGATCTGGATTGGTGCTGCGCGAAGCAATACCAATCCTGACGTGGTTGTGACGGGTCTTTCGGAAGATGAAAGAATCGCGTTGGAAGAAGCGATGTTTTTACAGCCTGGCAGTTTGTCTCCGTACAACCTGAAATACTGGGCGAATAAAAACAGTTACATTAAAGTCCCCAAGCAAGGTCTTGAGTTGGATTGTGAGAATAACGTAAAACACAAATTGTGGTACAAGTTGTTGTTGGTATCCAAACATGTTGCAAAGGGCAAAGAGGATCTTCCAAGTTTGACTCTGAAAAAATCAATACCAAGACCAAAGCCTACATTAAGTTCGGTTCAATGAGCTTGCAAGACAAGGCGAATTATCTCAAGGTGTTTGATGAGGGGGTAATGAAAGTGGATAATACCACTAAACCTGATCTTATCGACCAGACCATTGGTAATATCATTGAGCGTGATTCGGCTTCATTCCTTGCGACGTTTGACAATCCATTCTATAAGGATTACATCCTTTTGGAAGACATGTTGAGCAAAAGCATAATCACCCGTAAAGGAGGAAAGTTCTTCATCAACGGAGGAGTTGAACTCGGATTGACCAAGGCCCAGGTAATAAGTGTCATGAGGTCTGATGATTTTCAAGACACTAAAATAGGTCTAATAGCAAAACTCGAAGGGAATAAGTAATGCCAATAACCCCAGTCAGTGAGATGCACACATGGTTCCTGCATCTGTTTGACAAGCAAAGCAACTTCACGGCTCCGGAGATCACTCCTGAAGAGATAGACATTTATCTCAACATAGCCCAGACGCACTTGCTTGATCATCTTACGCAGGAAGGCATTGAAAAGACACAGGATTGGGCGGATATGACCAAGAATATCACAAAGTCATATTCCTTTACACCGTTCTCCAACAGTACAAACAAACCCAACGGTGCGTATGTAACCCTACCGGATGACTACCGTCTTGCCCTTCTTGAAGAGGTAACGGTACAAGCGGTAGGATGTAGCAACCAGGTTGAGACAACTAGGATTCCAGTCACACCGGTGACAAGGGACAGGTACAATAAAGCAATCTACGATCCTTTCAACAAACCTTGGAAGGAAGAGGTTCTCAGATTGTCAAATGACGACAATGAATTTGAACTTGTCCTTGCTCCTGGAATGACTCCTGTCAAGTATTACCTTGATTACTTGTCACAACCGCCTAGCATAAGGTATGGAACCCAATACAGCACTCCGACCACTGACGTGGATTGCGCATTGGAAAAGAAAGCCGCCGAACAAGTGATCTACATAGGTGTCAATAAGGCACTTCAGACACTGGGTGATGCAAGGTTGTCTTACATACAATACGACCCGTTGATCAAATCAATTTAATCAATTAAACAACACACTTAATCTATTTTAAAAAATGAGCGTACTTAGCGTAAAAAACCTACAAGAGGTACTCGTTGGTAAGGATGTAGCCCGTACACCCAACGTGCAAATCACTGATCCTACCAATGCGACTACTTACATCGCAGATGGTGAGATCGTGGTCCTCAATAGCTCTGGTGCTATTTATAACACTGGAACCATGAGTTATTCAACTTCTCCTTACATCCAGATCGCGCAAAGAAGCGGTAATAATGTTATCGTAACAAACAAGATCTATGGAAACAAATTGTTCACTTATACCGGCACTGCTCCTGGCGCCCAAGGTACTGAACAAATCACACACATTGGATACTTCAGGATCCAACGATTTTTACTTGACTATCACTCCTAACCAGGATGATATGCAATGGTCTGAACAAAAGCAAAAGAACGTTACCTTGGTAACAAAGGCTTCAGTTGGCACAAGTCAGTTGATTCTTGCTTCTGCAGTAGTTAGAAACGTAATGTTGAAATACGTTACTAGCGGTCTTCCTTTGACTGCTGCTATGTTGAACAGTGGTGCAGGTGCTGCTTTTGCAGTAGCTACATTGGTATCTGTTACACATGGTTCAAACGTGATTGTGTTCAACGGAGCTGAAGTTCTTGCTCCTGGTGACTTGATTCGTTTGGGAGTTACCGGTTCAGCACTTGGAACAGAAATTCCTGTTTACACTGTGAAAGAAGCACATCCGGTAATTGCAAATGGTTACATCCTTGACCAGCCTTATGCAGGTCCTTCAAACTCCGCGCTTGATGCTACGGCTGATGCAGGTACTGTTACCCCTGGTGCTGATTATGGTGTACGCTTTACAGGTAAGA